CGCAAACTTCGGCTGGGTGTTTGATTGTTCAGGGATTGAGATTGAGGAGGTGGAGTGATGAGCCTTACGCTAAATAGCACAATTGGAGACTTAGTTTTGGCAATCGGAGAAATTATCGTTGGTTCTGATGGTAAAACCACTACAGCGATACTGGAGATACCTGATCAAAGCTTTTACTTAGAGATTGAGCTTAAATTGAAGGAGGAGGTCATAAATTGAAACGATTCATAGCTATCTGGATTCTGCTATCTGCTGGATTGAATATCTGGCAGAGTATCTACATTAAAAAGTTAGAAGAAAAGCGTCCGATTGTCGTCTATAAAGCTGATAACGCAGGCGCTGAGATATTCGGTAAAGTCGTCGAGAAAGGACGGCATGGCAAGCTATATACGCTAACGATACGTGACTATGGTGTGTTCGTGGTTACGAAGGACGTGTACGATAAAGTGAAAGTTGGGGATGAGGTGTTACTATGACAGAAACTATTAAACTACCAGACTATTATGAGCCTGATTGGAAAAATGCAAGGTACGGGTCGTTGGAAGAGCTTAAAGAATTGTTGCTCTTTAAGCGTATTGTGAAATGGGATAAGGACTTTTTGCTGCTTGAAGACGGCACAAAGGTCACTATTGAAATGTCTGAAAGTGATTGCTGTGCCTCAGCAGGTGGGGAGTTCCAAGATGTATCACTTGACGCTGTGATTACTAATATTGAAATTGGAGAACCGGAAGAAATCCCCGACCATTGGGGAACTGGTTATAAAAACAAAGTAACTATCTTCCATAATCAGAACCCTGTAGCTATTGCCAATTGTGAAGCAGAGCATAACGGCTATTATTACAGCGTATGCTCTTTAGTGATTGGTGATATTCATTTTCCAGTTGTTAATGCTTAGGAGGATTTAACATGACACCAAGATATAGAGCGTGGATAAAAACAGAAAAACGTATGTTTTTTTCAGATGACATTCTTGCTATTGACTACGAAAACGAAGAAATAGTGACACAACAAATTTATTTTGAGAATGGTTTACCAGACGATAGAGATATCTATTGTTACAATCCTGACGAAATCGAACTCATGCAATCAACAGGACTCAAAGACAAGAACGGCAAGGAGGTATTCATCGGTGACATCGTTAAATGTACAAGAGGATGTCTCCATGAAGTATATTTAGAAAAAGAATACGGTGGCACATTCATAGGTGGAATGCCTGCTGTATACCTAAAAGGATTTGGAGATGGATATGCGTGGACGGAATATGAGGAAATCATCGGCAACATCTACGAAAATCCAGAGCTTTTGGAGGTAACTCATGAATAAACGTCAACGCAAAAAGAAAATTTTGAACGGTCTGAACAAAGAAGAAAGATACCACAGGACGCATTGTCCTGTCTGCGATAGCGAAGCTGGTTTATTCGACAGATATTTTAATACGTACGGTTTCTGCTCTGAATATTGTGGTTATGAATACTATGGAATTTCAAGATTATAAAATAAAGGATTGAGGTTAAAATGACATTATTTGATGAAATGCAGCAATTAAGCTCAGAAAGCCACGCAAAATGGTTCGAGCGATATTTTGAGAAATATAACCTAGAACAAAAACTAAAAACTTCTGCTCAAAAAGGTTATACAGGTTATTTAATCAATGTTTGGTCAGTTAGAGACGAATATCTCAGGAATCGATTAGGAGATGAAAGAACGTTGGAAGCGTTAAGAGAATTATTAGGAGCTGGCTTTACTGTCAAATATAAGCTTTATCTATCTAAAAATATTTTCACTGGACAAGATTTCGTTTCTAACAAGAAAATTCACATTACTTGGTAAAACAAAAAAGCCAAGACACTCTCTGTCTCAGCAATAATCTCAATAATATTATTATATCACAAAGGAGACAGAGAGTGAACAAGGCTAAAGAGCTCTTGAAAGAGTTGCAGGATCTGGACATGGACATCCAAAGCCGTATAGACGAAATTAACGAGCTTGAGGCAGGTTTGCTCTCAAGCCCTAAATGGTCCGAAGTTAAAGTCCAAGGTGGACAGACTAGAAAAGTTGATGATGTCTATACTCAGTTGGTAGTGATGAAAGAGGCTATAGAGCAGGATACTAAAGAGGTCATTAACAGAAAACTTGAATTAGGTAGAATGATCAATAGGCTTAAAAATCCAAAGTACAGGGCAGTATTAAGAATGACTTACATCAACAAAGGCACCGCTGATAGCGTTTGTTATGATTTGAATATGAGTCGTACAACCTACTACAGGTTAAAAAATGAGGCGGTCTTAGCTTTGGAAGAAGTTATCTAACCTCATAGTGAGCTTATGGGACTTTTTGGAACAGCACGGTTCTAAAAATCTGTTAGAATGGTAGTATCAAGAATTGAAAAGAGAGGTCTCAGAATTGGTAGATGGTTACCTGTAATGTCAGGGGGCTGTAATGGCCTTGGAGGTTCAAATCCTCCCCTCTCCTTTGAGTGTTTGTGTCCTAGAATGGGGTAGGCAGTAGGCTTAGCATTCATATATCACTCATTAACTTAAAAATGGTTGCAGTAGTGACTGGACCTCGCATGGTTGCGTAGCTAATTATATTCCGGATAAGTTATAAGCTAGAGGGTTTGATTCCCTCAGAGGTTGTAAAGACTACAAAAAATAAAAATGAAGTCAAAATTTAATACGCACGCAAGGTAGTAGTCGCCTTGCACTTTTAGGGCTTAGCCTAGATAATCTGTGGTAACTCAGGAAAAGGATGTTTTTAAATCTATCAAACATCCTGCCAGCAATGGTCAATCTAAGCAATGTAATCTTAACTATTTCAGTTTTGGAATAGGTAGGCGAAGTTAAAGCAGGAAGATTCCAACGGCAAGGTGCTGAGGAAATGCAAATGTGGCTGTTTGGCTGTGAAACGAGTCTATAAGAGGAAAGAGGTATTTGGTTCGAGGTGCAACAAGAGCTTAATACCATATCTTACAAAAATTGGGTGCCTCCCAAAAGTATGTAAGATGAGTCGATTGTCCGCAAAACAATCGATAACAAGCAGGCGCTGTGCATTTTGTTCTTCAAAAGAGAATGAAACACATGGCGATGCGTGTCTGTGATAGATGAAAGATGATTTTTATATTTTAAGGCTATTCAAGATAGAAAAAACTCAAAAAAGCAAAAGTCATCGCCCGTCGTAAACGAAAGTGCACTTCGGCAATTAGATTGCCTGCTCAAGTCTCGCAAGGATGAGAGTAAAGTCAAAGAGTAAAGCAGCTTAGACTTTTAGCGGAGTCTTCGTTAATTGAAAAATGGCTTAGTAGTTTGCGATGTGAGGAGTGATTGGTCTAACCAATCGTGCATGAGTGATACAAGTAGGAATATTTGTGGACAAGATAATAAACTATAAGTTATCAAAAGTCACTCGTTTAAAGCAGTAGTCTCATGCTAGTTAATGGATACATGGTAGACGGATTAAGTCCTGTTTAGGGAATTGAAACGTAGGCAGGTTCGAATCCTGTCGTTCCAATTGCGATTTTAATTCGCAGAGAGAGGTCTTGAAAAGGTCGCACATCGTGTGGCCTTTTTTGATTGTTTGAAAGGTGGTGATGGAAAATTGAATGAAAGACAAAGGCGTTTTGCAGATGAGTACATCATCTCAGGTAATGCTTATCAATCAGCTTTAAGAGCAGGATATAGTGAGAAATATGCCAAAGCAAGATCTTCTGAATTGTTGGATAATGTCGGAATTTCTGATTACATCAAAAATCGAATGGAGGAGTTGCAAGATGAAAAAATCTTAACTCAAAAACAAATACTTGTGATGCTATCAGAAATTGCGTCGGGACAAGCGAAAGAAACAATAGTAGTCACAACAAAAGTAGCTGAGTTGATGACTGATCCCGTGACTGGTAAGTCTGTAAAAGTCTACAATGAAATCCCTCAACTTGTCGAATACCCAACAAAGAACAGCGATAGGAATAAAGCTCTTGAATTGTTAGGTAAACGACATAAGATGTGGACAGACAAAGTAGAGGCAGACGTTTCTGGAACGGTGGTGTTTGCAAATGAGTCAGACATACCAGATTAAACAAAGTGATATTGTAATCGACCTACCTAAGACAGTAGGAGCTGGGTACGGACAGTTCTGGCGCTCAAGAAATCTTTATCGTGTTGTAAAAGGTTCCCGTGGTTCGAAGAAGTCCAAGACAACCGCTTTGAATTATGTTATCCGTCTTTTGAAGTATCCCTGGGCCAACTTGCTTGTTATTCGTAGATACTCGAATACCAACAAGCAATCAACTTATACGGATTTTAAATGGGCGTGTAATGTGTTGGGTGTGACTCATTTGTTTAAATTCAATGAATCTTTGCCTGAAATAACCATAAAAGCGACTGGTCAAAAAATCCTATTCCGTGGTTTGGATGATGAACTCAAAATCACATCTATCACGGTCGATGTCGGCAGTCTTTGTTGGGCATGGTTTGAGGAAGCATATCAAATTGAGACTGAAGACAAGTTCAGTACAGTAGTTGAGTCAATCCGTGGTAGCTTAGATGTACCTGATTTCTTTAAACAAATCACAGTCACATTTAACCCGTGGAATGAGAGGCACTGGCTCAAACGTGTGTTCTTTGATGAAGAGACTAGCCGAGCTGATACATTCGCTACTACAACCACTTACAAATGCAATGAGTGGCTTGATGGAGTCGATATCAAACGCTATGAGGATTTGTATCATACGAACCCCAGACGTGCTAGAATCGTTTGTGATGGTGAATGGGGAGTTGCTGAAGGTTTAATCTATGAGAACGTGACCGTCAAGGATTTCGATAAGGATGAATTGCTACGAGATTCAGCTAATAAGTTATGTATCGGTCTTGACTTTGGTTTTACTCACGATCCAACCGCTTTGTGTTGTTCGTTGATAAATGACACGACGAAAGAGATTTATGTCTTTGATGAGGCGTATAAAGTCGGATTGATAACCAAAGAAGTTGCGAAGATGATAAAAGACAAAGGTTATCATCGCTCACAAATCATTGCTGATAGCGCAGAGTCACGGCTGATTGAAGAGCTCAGGTCAGAACATGGCATATCTAGAATAAAAGAGAGTCGGAAAGGTAAGGATAGTATTATGGCAGGCGTATCAAAATTGCAAGGATACACTATTTATGTGCATCCAGATTGTAAAAACATCATGGATGAATTTTATAGTTACTGCTACCAGCGAGATAAAGAAGGCAACTGGTTGAATAAACCAGAGGATAAAAACAACCACTTGATGGACGCTTTGCGTTACAGCCTTCAATGTATCGAAGGTGGGAAAGCAACCGTCCGCAGACGTTCTGATTATGGTCTATAGAGAGGAAAGACATGTACCAATATTTAACCTATCCACGGGATGGATATGATGAGGGTTCTTTGAAGAAAGACCTGATTTACAAATTGATAACGATACATAGCACTGAAGGCTCGCATTTGAAGAAGCTTAAAAGCTACTATTTGGGTGAGCATGCTATCTTAAAACACACGAGACGCAACGTGAACGCACCGAATTACAAGACGGTAGCCAATCATGCCAAGGATATCGCAGACACGGCTACGGGCTATTTTATGGGCAATCCTATCAAGTATAACAATACTGCTGACGGTGATATCGATGAACTACTTACAGCCTTTGATGGTGCTGAGATTGACCAAGTAGATGCTCAGAATGCTTTGAATATGGCTATCTATGGTCGTGCTTACGAGTACATCTATGCTAAAGAGGGTATGGCTGAGTTGGATTCAACTAGTATTGATCCGGAGAATACTTTCATGGTCTACGATGATAGTATTGAGCGGAAGCCTTTGTTTGCGGTCTATTACTATGAAGTAAAAGACGATACGAAAGACACTACCAAGCACCAGGCTGAGGTCTTTACCGAAAATCTGCACTATCACATGGTGCTGAGAAGTACAGATTCAGGAACAATTCAGAGCGAGGAGGCAACACCTCACAACCTTGGTCAAATCCCAATTATCGAATATCGCAACAATCACTTTGCAATTGGTGACTATGAGCAACAAATTAGCTTGATAGACGCTTATAATTCCTTGATGGGGAATCGTGTCAATGATAAGGAACAGGCTGTAGAGTCTATACTTGTCTTGTATGGCACGCAGTTAGCAGACACTCCAGAAGACGCTAAGGTAGCAATGAAGATTCTTTCTGAAGAAGGTCTTTTGGAATTGCCGGGCGATAGTGCAAGGGCTGAGTTCTTGAAGAATACGCTGGACGAAAGTGCTACTGAAATCTTGCGTACAGCTCTTAAAGAGGACATCTACACATTTAGCCATGTGCCTAATTTGACTGATGAGAATTTCGCAGGGAATACATCAGGCGTAGCCATGGAATTTAAGCTGATGGGCCTTGAGATGATTACTAAGACCAAGGAAGCGAACTATAAGCGAGGATTGCGTCAGCGTATTGCGATTTTTGCTCATTACTTAGGCATGAAGCAGATTGCTTTAGAGTCTCATTCAATCGTTCCACAATTCAGTCGTGGTTTGCCTAAGAACTTGTTAGAAATCTCTCAGATTGTGAACAATTTGGAAGGCAAAGTGACCAATAGACAGCTTATTTCTCTCTTGCCGTTTGTGGAAGACCCTGACGCTGAGCTGGAAGCCTTGGAAGAAGAGAAAAAGAAGAACATGGAAGACATGCCGATGTTCAACAAAGACAACACGAAACCCGAAGACGAGGTAGAGGATGAAGAATCAGGAGTATTGGGCGAAGAGGAAAGCCAATCTGATTTACCAGCAGATGGACAAGGCCGAAAAGCAGGCAGATCAGTTCGATAAGGTCTATCAGGAAGCCAAGACTTACTTGGATAAGGAAGTCAATAAGATTTTTGATAAGTTCCAACGTGATTATGGTCTAAGTCAGGTAGAAGCTAGACAAGTCTTGAAGAACATGAAAGACAAGAAAAATCTGAATGAACTTCGTAAAGTACTTGAAGCGAGACCGAATGATCCAAATATCCAAAGACTACTGGCTGACTTAGATAGTCCGGCTTATTCTTTCCGTATGAAGCGTCTAGAACGTTTGAGTGATGATTTAGACCGTATGCGTGAATCTATCTATCATTCAGAAAAGACAGGCTCAGACGCCTTTTATAGCGACCTGATGAAGGATAGTTACTACAAGGCTACCTTTGACCTGCAGCAGCAGACAGGACTAGCATACGGCTTTTCTGGGCTTCCTGAGAGCGAGATTAAACATCTACAGTCTTTCAGTTGGGTAGGTGACGGAAGTACCTACTCAACAAACATCTGGAAGAATACGGGGAAGCTTACTTCTAGCATAAAAGATGAACTACTTATGAGCCTCATGACAGGCCGAGATACACGAGAAACTGCACAAGCAATTGCTGAGAGGTTCAATGTAGGTCAGAACGATGCAAGACGTTTGGTTCGGACAGAATCAGCCTTTTTTCATAACCAAATGGAACTACTCAGCTATGAAGAAGCAGACATAGAAAAGTATATCTTTGCGGCCGTCTTAGACAAGCGTACATCACGGATTTGTCAGGAGCATGACAATCAGGTCTATGATAGGGACAAGGCTGTCCCTGGCGTCAATTGTCCGCCTATGCACCCTTGGTGTAGGTCTACTACTGTCGGATACGATGAGGACGCAGACTACAGCAAGTTGAAGCGCAGAGCAAGGAATCCAGAGACAGGTAAAGTTGAGTACGTGCCTGCCGATATGACTTATAAAGAGTGGTATAGCAAGTATGTTGCGAAAGATGTAAAAAATGAAATACAAGATTATAAGAAAAGTGACAAAACCGTTTCAAGATATAATACCCCAAAATTGTTTTCTGATGTTAGTAACGCATGGGATGAAATTGGGAGGGGTGGATTATCGAAAGAACAACTTGTAGACTTGCTAGAATCTGAATATGAATTAGGTAATTTTTCGAGCGATATAGCAAAATTGATAGGAGTAAGTTCTGCTTATATAGATGTTAGTAGTTTAGCTACTTCATTAGTGAGACATGGACAACAGTATTCCTTAGATGAATTTATGTTAATAAAAGAGGCGGTTCAAAAACCTTATTTGATTCTAGATAATTCAGAGAGGGTTGAAAAATCAATTATTTCATATGTAAAAATACCTAACAAAGATAAGGTCATTATGGAAGCGGTGATGGTGCCACGAGATGAAATGCTAGTCATTCACTTTAACAAGGTGGGGATTCGTCAAGTTAAAAAGAATGAAAAAAATATGTCGACGCTTTACAAAAAGGGAAAATAATGCTATACTCTTGGTAAAGATAGAGGTTGAGAATCTGTCACCAACGCGCCACTTATAGTGGGTCGAGAAATGCAGGAGCCCCGACAGTCCTGCCTATCTGTGCACTAAACAATCGTTTAGTGCTTTTTTCGTACCCAGAAAGGATTGAGGAATGAAATACCGTAAAAAACCAGTAGTGGTCGAGGCTGTGCAGTGGAACGGCAATAACCATAAAGAGGTAATTGACTTTGCAGAAAATAAGATTTGGTTTGATGCACTTGGGAATATATGGATTGCTACACTTGAAGGTGATATGGTAGCTAAAAAAGGGGATTATATTATCAAAGGTGTGCAAGGAGAATGTTATCCATGCAAGCCGGATATTTTTGCAGAAACATACGAAAAAACGGAGGAATAAAATGTTAGAAAAAGCAAAACAATTGGCATCGCAAGAATTTTCACGCTTATCAGGTCGTAAAATCAAAGCAGAAGACTGCTTTGTAGTTTGGTTTAGCAAGACCCTGCAAAACTGGAAAGCTCTTGTTAGTACGAACGCAATTACATCAAGCGAACCTTGTGGAGATTATGCAGAAATTACGCATAACGGAGATAAGAATGAGACTTATGTGGATGTTTACGCCAAGGTTTCAAATCGTGCCATTAAAGATTAGGAGGTGATCCAACATCTTGACTTGCAGGAATAGACTGCTATAAATTACTGTAAATTGCTATAAACCGCATCGAAATCGAGGCGGTTTTCTTATGCCCTAACCGTATGGAATCCCGTACGGTTTTTATATTGTCCAAACTGTACCGATGACAATAAAAGCTGTGCTGTTCCGTCGCCGGACGTAAAGCGAGATTATCGAGTGGCGACGTAATCGCTGGAGGACAATTATGTCAGAAGAAATCAATGCAACTGTATCTACTGAATCAACTGAGACTGTCGACACTCAAGAAAATGTTGATACAGTGCAAGAAGAAAAGCACGAACGAACTTTCACTCGTGCTGAAATCGGTAAGATGCTATCTGCCGAACGCTCTAAATGGGAAGCTGAGCAAGAAGCCAAGGAAAACGAAGCTAAGAAACTTGCCAAGATGAACGCTGACGAGAAACAGAAATATCAGTTGGATCAGCGTGAGCAAGAACTAGCTGACCGTGAAAAAGCTATTGCTCGCAAGGAATTGACCGCAGAAGCTAAAGCAATGTTAAGTGAACGTGACTTACCTGTTGAGTTAGTAAATGTAGTTGATTTGACAAGCGCAGAGACGGTATCTGAATCTATTACCTCTATCCAAAAAGCATGGGAAGAGTCAGTTCAGAAGGGAGTTTCTGAACGTATGAAAGGTAGTGCACCTATCAAAAATGCACAAACAGTCCAGCAAGAAGTCACGGAAAAATGGCGTAAAGACTTCTTGTAATAAAAGAAAAGAGGAAAAATAAATGGCATTTGAAGAATTAAACACAGCAGAATCACGCAAGAAACATCTTGGGATTATTGAGGATGTGCTTGCGGTAAATTCATATTCAACACCACTTGTAACATCAAGCGATGCAGTAACCTTGCAAGGTCGCTCTTTTACAGTAGCAACTGGTAACACAACAGAGTTGAAAGACTACAAACGTAACAAAGACAACGAATTTGATCACGTTGAAGTTGAAGAAAAGGTTTATACCCTTGATGAAGAAAAATACTGGGGTCGTTTCGTAGATCAATTGGACGAACGTGACTCTAATGGTCAAGTGAATATCAATTATGTTATTGCCCGTCAGGCTGCAGAAGTAGTCGCTCCATATCTTGATGAACTACGTTTTGGTGCAGCACTTGGAAACGTAAGTGACAATGTTGCCATGGGTAAAACAGCAGGAGCGAACAACGCTTATAATGCGGTTCTTGATGTGTCTGAGAAACTTGATGAGCTTGGAATTACAAAAGAACGCTTGCTCTTCGTCACTCCAAGTTTCTACAAAGCGATCAAGTCTGAAATCGTTCGTCTACCACATGGTGACGCAGATAAGAAAGTCCTTGGAAAAGGATATGTTGGTGAATTGGATGATTACACAGTCTATAAGGTTCCTTCTAAATTCCTGAAAGGTGTTAATGCCCTTGCTACTGCTCCAGGTGTTGTTACATCTCCAGTACAAGTAGACAATACTAAGTACAACGATAACATTCCAGGTCGATTTGGTGAATTGGTAGAGCAATTACTTTACACTGGTGCATTTGTGCTTGAACACTTCAAAAAGTACATCATCACAATTGCAGATTCTAAGCCTGCTGCTAAAAAATCAGCCCAAGGCAAGACAGTGAACCGTGCTAAAGCGTGGAAGACTGGAACAGCCTATAAAGAAGGTGATACAGTAACGCATGAAGATAAAGTCTATGTTGCTATCAAAGACATCACTAGCTCAACCAATGCACCAGGCTCTGACTCAGCTAACTGGAAAGAAAAAACTGGTAAGAAATAGGTCTTAGTTATGAAATTTAAAATCAAACAAGATTTCTATGATTGGGAATCAAATGTGAAACGACTGGCAGGAGAGGAACTTGAGATTACTGAGGAGCGCTATGCTGAGCTGGCTGACAATATTGCCAGCAACGGTGTCGCTATCTCAGATGTTCTTGAGAAAATCCTCCCTGAACCTGAGTTCTTAGAAGAGGATTGATATGTCTATAGAGTTGCTGAAGAAATTAACAGGCGAAGAAGATACTCAGCTTCTCATGTTGCTCCAAACAAGGGCTACAAATCTTATCTTGTCAGAGACTAATCGCACATCTTTGACACCTGCTTTAAGTCTTTTAATACCTGAGGTTGCTATCGAGCTCCACAACCGCTCAGGAGCGGAAGGAGAGCGTTCTAGAACCGAAGGTGGTATAGAAGTAGTCTACGGAGAAAACGGCCTGTCTACGGGCCTTTTACAGCGTATACGTATGCATAGACTAGCAAGGGTGGCAGGCCATGTTTTTGAAGCAGAGTAGACTGAAACCTTATCCAATGCGACGGTTTGAAAAGACTGTCACTGAGGAAGGTGTCGCAAAAGAAGGATATGTCAAGGAAGCTGAGACAATCCGTCTTGAGTTGTGGCCAGCTAGTAGTAAACTACAGTCTGAATTGTATGGCGAGCGTGTCAATGATATTTTGAACGCAAATGCCAACAAGTCAGCTACAATCAAAGTGAAAGATGGTGTGTGTATCGATAGCCAGACAGAAGTGACTCACAGGGTTATTTCTAAAAAGGTCTACACACATCATCAAGTTTTGGAGTTAGAGCGTGTCAGGGCTACTAGGGGCAGATAGGCTCATAGCTAAATGTAGACGATTGGCTAGTAAAAAAACTGGCGAGGATATCGTCTTACGTGCGGTACACAATGCTACTATAAAGGTTGTCCAAGCAGATGCAAGAAGACTCGCACCAGCGAGAGATGGAGAGCTTATAACTAGTATCAAAACTAGGGCAAAAATGGACGGAGATAAGGCTATAGGCGAGGTTTACACCAACCTAAAATACGCTCCTTACGTTGAGTTTGGAACGGGACCAAAAGGACAAGCTAGCCATTCTGGTATCTCTCCAGAGGTCAGCGTAACTTACAAGTCTAGTCCGTGGTATGTGCATGAAGACCAAATCAATGTAGGACCGTACCACTTTCAAAAGATTGGGGAGTTCTACAAGATGTATGGTCAACCTGCTCAGCCTTATCTTTATCCAGCTTTGAGAGACAATCAAGAGCGTGTGTCTAAGAATATTTCGAATTATGTCCGTAGAAAGATAAGAGAACAAATAAAATGATTAATATCAAGCCTGTTATTTATAAAGAATTGCAAAAGGTCGCAGATAATGTGACTGATACTTATCCTAGCGATTGGGAGACTTTCCCAGTCGTTATTTTTTTAGAAGAACAAAACAAGCCGGGTGATTGGTTTGATGACCAGGAACAAAAATCATCTATCCGCTATAAGGTGGATATCTTTGATGATACCAGCACTAGTGAGTTAGCTGTTAAAATCAATCAGATTTTTGAGTCTTTAGGTTTGCGAAGAACCGACTGCCAAGACGTGCCAGACCCGTCTCATTTGAGACATAAGGTCATGCGCTTTGAAGGTGTCGTTGATTTAGACTCAGAGCTTGTTTTTCAATTTAGAATGGAGAATTAAACATGTTAGCAAATGGAATTACGCTATCTTATGGCGAAGCTAAAGGAACTTATACTAAACTTGTTGGATTGAAAGAAGTGCCAGAGTTTGGTATTGAACTCGAAAAAGTAGAAAATACTACTCTTGAAGATACAGTGAAGAAGTACGAGTTTGGTATTGGGGACATAGGAGAACTTGAGTACAAGTTCTCTTATAATAATTCAAGCGCAACTGCTCCTTATCGTGTATTGCGTAAGGCAGCAGACGACAAGAAGAAACTCTACTTCGAGCAAGCATACCCAGACGGTACTAAGGTCAATTTTGAAGGCCAAGTATCTGTTAAGCTTGGCGGTGGCGGTGTCAATGCCGTTATCGAGTTCACCCTTAAAATTGCGTTGCAGTCAGAGTTGGAATTTACAGACGGTCTTGGAGGTTAATTAAATGGCGTTAAAATACACAACTTGGAAAGTTACTGACGAAAAAGAGTTGAAGCTACGTTTGACATCTCATCAAGCTGCAACTGTGGAAGAAAAAATCGGCATGAACTTGCTGAAGATTTTCATGCCTGAAGCTGGCGAAGAGTTCACTTTACCGCCTTTGAAAGTTATGTTGTTGTTAGTTCACGGCGCCTTGCAGCAGTATGAACATGGGTATTCTTTTGAGGATGTCTATGATTTATACGATGAATACGTGGACAATGGTGGAGACCAAACAACATTCATGACAGAGGTTTTAATGCCACTCTTTGAAGTATCGGGTTTTACTCCACGAGGAAGCAAGGACAAGAAAACTTCCAAGAAGAAAATGACAGTAGTCAAGTAATCTTAACGGTAACTCAGATTATTGAGAGGCTTTATCCTATGTTTTTGGACATCGGGGGCAAGCCTCTTGATTTTTGGGATTTGACGGTGCTTGAAATCAGGGAAATGATAGAAAGCTACAACCGTGTCAAAATCCAAGAGCGTAAAGAGAAGATTATTGACTCGTACATACTTTCGCGAATGATAACTAATCATGTTTCCTTATTACTGTCCAATGACGCTAAGATTGTTGAGCTTTGGGAATATGCGCCTGAGTTGTTTGTAGAAGAACAGCAAGCAGTAGAACAGGAACGACAGAGACAAGCGCTTTTGTTGCATAAGGAACGGATGCGTGATTTTGCAGAGAGACATAATCGAAAAAGGAAGGAGGAAGTAAATGGCAACTCTTGATGAATTGAAGGTCATGATTGACGCTGAGATAGCGCCTTTCAGGAAGAAGATGAAAGAAGTCGAGAATCAGGTCAAAGGAACATCTGACCGAGTGAAAAATGCTACTGCCAAAGTTCGTGAACAGTCGAACTCTATCGGTAGTGCGTTTGGCAAGCTAGCTAAGTTCGCTGGTTTTGCAATCCTTGGTAAGAAATTACTTGATGTTGGGATGTATTCAACGCAGACGGCTCTTGAAGTATCAGCGTCTATGAACCAAATCAAGCGACAGATGGGCGAGAGTTCGCAATCTTTCTTAAAATGGGTTAACGATAACGCCAACGCTATGAATATGGGGGTGGGTGAGGCTACTAACTACGGTGCGGTCTACTCAAACTTATTTTCTGGATTTATCAAAGATACCAACAAGCTAAGCGCCTATACCGCTAAGATGTTGCAGACATCGGCAGTTGTTGCTGAAGGTTCAGGGCGCACGATTACAGACGTTATGGAGCGGATTCGCTCAGGTTTACTAGGGAACACCGAAGCGATTGAGGACCTAGGAATCAACGTCAACGTGGCTATGATTGAGTCCACTGAAGCCTTTAAGAAGTTCGCAAACGGACAGAGCTGGCAACAGTTGGATTACCAAACCCAGCAACAAATCCGTCTTATGGCTATCCTGGAGCAAGCTACAGCCAAGTATGGAGATACCTTGTCTAATTCTGTAAATGGTCGTATCAGCCTGTTTAAGTCGCTAATGAAGGACGCAGCATTGAACCTTGGTAACTCTATGTTACCGATTATCAATGCCATTATGCCTGTCTTGAACTCTTTTGCTATGGTCTTAAAGAACGTTACTGCTAAACTCGCTGAGTTTATCGCTTTGATGTTCAACAAGAAAGCAACAGTGAAAGATGGTGTTGGTGGAGCAGTTGGAGACATGGGTAACGCCATGAAGGATGCTGCAGGCGGAGCAGGAGACCTTGCTGACGCAGTAGACGACGCTGGAGATTCAGCAGGAGGACTTGCTGACAATCTTGGAGACTCAGCCAAAAACGCTAAGAAAGCTGCTAAAGAGTTGCTAGGTCTTTTGGGATTTGATGAGATTAACATCTTGCAAAAACCAAAAGATGACGACGCAGGCGGTTCTGGAGGCGGTGGCAAAGGTGGTAAAGGAAAGGGAGGCGGTGGCGGACCTTTCAAAGACATCTTGCCAGAAGTCGAGTTGACCGACATGGACAACAAATTCAAGAGCATTTTTGATGGTCTTGGAGATAAGCTCAAAGGGTTGTTTGACCTCTTCAAGAAAGGTTTTGATGCAGCATTTAGACCAGAAGGTATAAAACGCATTAAGACTGCCTTAGACCAAATAGCTAAGACAATGGGAGAAATCGCCACTGACCCAAGGGTTGTGAATGCCTTTAACCGAATGGCTGAGAAAATTGCTTATGCTTTAGGGCAAGTGACAGGCTCAATAACCACTATCGGGCTAGGTATCGGTGTTTTCCTTGCCGAAAGTATTGCAAATGGCCTTGGAAGGCAAAAAGAACGCATTATCAGGGCGCTAGTCGCTTTGTTTGATAATGTTGGTAACCTTTCCGAGGCAGTAGGAAACATAGCTCAGGACTTTTCTAGTGCTTTCTACGACGTCATTACCTCAACTGGTGCGGTTCGTATCGGTAGCGCTATTGTGTCAACTCTGTTGAGTTTGACATCTACCATTGTTGAAGTTGGTAGTAAATTAGCAGGAAGTTTGTTTAAAGGTTTTGAAAAAGTCGTTGTGACAAGCGCTCCTAAAACTTCATCAGTCTTCCAAAGTTTATTAGATACTGTTGCGCCTGTATTTGAGAGCATTGAAAGGTCTGTTAACAAATTTGGCGATGGCTTAAGTCGTGTTTATGATGAACATGTAGTCCCTGCTATTAACTCTATTGCTAATGCTTTTAATGGGCTAATTGACATTATTCAGATTCTCTGGGAGAATTCCTGGCAACCTTTTGCTGAGTTTTTATCAGGAGTATTCGGTGTTAGTATTGAAGGAATTTCAGATTTATTAGGAGGTGGCCTTTTAGCCACTTTGGGACTATTGGCGGATGCTATTAAGTTAGTGGCAGATGGTTTCACCGTTTTTTCTGACTGGTGTAAAGAAAACAAAGAACCTATCGTAGCTTTGATAACAACTTGGCAAACGATTAATTTCTTATCATGGGCAGAACAAGCTGGAGGACTTGCAGGAGCATTCAGCTTGTTAGGTAGTAAGATCTCTTCGATTGTTGGAGGGATTAAGAATCTAGGTCTTGCTATTAAAGCATTGACATTTGATAAGTTGGTCAGTTTTGCTGAAACAATCTATTTGAACACCTTATATGCAAAAGATTTTGTGGTCAATTCAGGTAAAACAATTGCACAGCTAGGAAAAACTGCTTTAGAACTTGGTAAATCAGCTCTAGCATGGACTGCTCATGCAGCGAAAATGGGATTAGCAACCGCGGCGAAATTTGCACATTCTGTTGCAACAGGAGTCGCTACAGCTGCAACATGGGCTTTTAATGCAGCGTTAGCAGTTTTGACAAGTCCAATAACATGGATTATTGCAGCAATCGCAGCCTTAATTGCTATCGGTGTTTTGCTCTATCAAAACTGGGACACTGTTGTTGAGTTTGCTAAAACTGCATGGCAAGGACTATGTGATTTTATCAGTGGTATTTGTCAAGCGATTGGCGAATTTTTCAGCGGTCTATGGACGAAACTACAAGAAATCTTTGAGCCGATAGGTCAATGGTTTGGCGAGAAATTCCAGCAAGCATGGGACGCCATTGTAAACATATTCTCTGGCATCGGAGAGTGGTTCTCTGGTGTATTCCAAGGTGCATGGGACGCTATCGTTAATATCTTCACACCAATCGGCTCATGGTTCGGACAACGTTGGGCAGATGTGACTAGTGCGTTGGCTAATATCGGGGCATGGTTTACTGACATGTTCCAAAAAGCATGGACTGGCTTAACAAACATCTTTAGCAAACTAGGTTCTTGGTTTGGCGAGAGATGGAACGATGTTACAAGTGCACTTTCCAAAGTAGCAAGCTGGTTTGGCGATATATTCGGAAAAGCTTTTGACGCTGTTAAAAATGCCTTTAGCTCTATCGGAGACTTCTTTAAAGGCGTTTGGGATACTGTCAAAAGTATCTTCGTTAATGCTGGTCAGATGGTCGGCGAGGCAGTAGGTGGAGCGTTTAAGAGTGCGGTTAATGCGGTTCTTGGAACGATTGAAAATGTAGTCAATGGCTTCATCGGAATGATTAATGGAGTTTTAGGCGTTGTCAGAAACTTACCTGGTCTAGGATGGGTTGGTAGTGTAAGCACAGTTAGCCTCCCTCGTCTTGCCCGTGGTGGTATCGTCGATAGTCCAACAATCGCCATGATTGGTGAAGCTGGTAAAGAGGCGGTCGTACCACTTGAAAATACAGGATTTATCCAAACACTTGGACGAGTAGTCAGCAGTGCGGTAGTAAATGCCATGGCTGGTGTTAGTCCACAAAGTGGATTCTCTGGCGACGGCGACATCGTTATCCAAATCGCAGGCCATGAGTTTGGACGGGTAGCCATCCAAGAAATCAACAAGGAACATGAACGAGCAGGTCAAACCTTGCTCAAGATTTAGGAGGTTAAATGGCACAATTGACAATCAATGGGGTGGCTGTGAAGCCTCCCAAATCTTTTCAAGTCGGTATTCAAGATATCGATGGAGAGACAGGGCGTAATGCCAATGGCGACATGGTGCGTGACCGTATCACGACCAAACGCAAACTAGACTGTGAATGGGGTATGATGACTCAGGGAGAAATAAGTCAGCTTTTACATGCTGTATCATCTAAATTTTTTGAGGTATCTTATCCAGACCCCATGGATGGCCAAGTCACAAAGACTTTCTATGTCGGTGATAGGACAGCTCCTAGCTATACCTTTACTGAGAAGTTTAAACCTTGGTCTGGCGCTAAATTTAATCTGGTAGAGAGGTAAGAAAATGGACGCTTTAACTAGACGACAATTTGACAGAGCCATGTTTGCCAAGGAAAGGACGCTGGCTATTCGTGTTGGTGAATATGCTTCACGGGATATCAAAGAGGCTAGTTTTGAGTATGGCTACATCAAGGGCGATACTTATAAGCCTGGTGGAACCTGCGCTGGTAGCGGTAAAATTACCTTTACCAGTATCATTACCACGTTCAATAAGCTGGATACCCTGCACCCTGAGATTGGTCTACTGGTTGGGGATACCTACCAGTGGGTCAAGATGGGGGAATACTTCATCAACGATATTGAGATTGACCGAAACCGAAACACTACCACGCTTGAACTTATGGACGGTATGTTTAAGCTCAATCGTGAGTACGTGACGGACTTGCATTTCCCAGCTGAAGTACGAGAGGTTATTCAGGAAATCTGCCTGAAAACAGGCATTGAGTTAGCGAATGACTATTTCGGAATCAGCGCGATGCGTTATCATATTGAGCAAGTTCCTGAGGGTAAGAAACTTTCCTTTAGGGATATGCTGAGCGCTATGACTCAGATGATTGGGATGTCTTGTTTCTTCAACAGAGAAGGCAAGATGGAAATCCGTGATTTGACTGAGTCCAATATCACGATCAACGCTGACAGTTACTTCTTGCATGGCTTGACCAAGAGTGAGATTGAGTATCAGATAGCTGGTATCACTTGTAAGACGGACAAGAAGTCTCTGACAGTCGGTATGAAGACAGGTCGGTCTTTGGAACTGGACAATGTCTTTATGACTCAGAGCGCTTTAAATGACTTGTATTACAAACTGAAAAACCTAACTTACTATCCGTATAATCTCAACTACCAAGGACATTTACTGCTTGAGGTTGGGCAGTGGGTAACCATTCAGACCAACAAGAAAGAGACTTTTAAAGTTCCTGTCTTAAGTCAGAGCTTTATCTTTAAAGGTGGTCTGAGAGGTCGTATCAGCGCAGATAGTAAAGCTGGAAATGATACTCAGTATTCTTACGAGGGAACGATTACCAAGCAGATAAAGCAACAAGATGGCGTTGAAGCAAAAATCCAAGCGCAGATTGAAGCAGCAGATAAAGATTTTGACCAAAAGGTCGACAAAATCAAAAAAGACTTTAACGATCAAGTAGAACTGACCAAAGCCAGAGCTGAAGAAGTCAAGAGAGAACTGTCTGACACTATCAATCAGCGCTTTAATAGCTTTGACAACGGGCCATTGAAAGAAACTAAGCGCAAGGCTGAGGAAGCTTTGCGAAATGCTGGCGCAAGTACCCTGCTTGCACAGGAAGCTAAGCGGATTGGGCTGGATTCTGTCGCTAGACTTGAAGCGTTTAAGTCGCAGACTACGAGCGCACAAACGGCTCTGTCAGGTGACTTGGACGCTCTGAAACGGACTATCGTGAATGATATTCGACCGAAGCAAGCACAGGTTGAAGCTGAGATTGCCAAGCAAGTTGAAGCACTTGTTCAGACCAAAAAA